ATGATGGATTTTTAGAAGATGTATAAATGATTAGCATAAATAAGTAAGAGGAGTATGATATGCCAGAACTTAACAAAGAACTTCTGTATGAGAAAATTGCTACAATCAGTGAAGCGAAAGGAAAGCTGATAACTGAGAAGGAGCAGTTGGTTAAGGAGAACGAGGAATTCAAGAAGAAGATTGACGAGCTTGAACAGCAAGTCAAGGCTCTTCAGGCCGGTGTCTCTATGGAGTCAATGGTCAAACTCGTTGATGAATTGAAGCAAAAGTTGGTAGAAGAAATCAACGCTCAGAAGGAAGATAAAGAAGATGTCGAAAGCGGAACACAAGAGTAATGTAGACACGATTCTGTCTTACATCCTTGTGAAGAAATTGGTAACTCCAATCATTCGCTCGGATGCTTATAGATTGAAGTTAGTCAACCAAGCAGGCAAGGTTGTTAGGGAACCCGTGACCGAACCGGAACGTGCCGCCTTGACACTCTTGGATAGAATTGTCTTTAAGCTAAAGAGACTGTTGGGCGGAAAGCTATTGAACCTCAACAACTTTCTTTACCTTCAGACAATCAACAACGACTTCTACAACAAGTTAGTTGTTCGTGGAACTGTTCGTCAAAGGGCAGAGATACGAAGGATTGCCAAGGATGTACGAAGTATCAAAGAGAAGTATAACTTGGAGAATGATGAAGTCGTCTACTCTCTAATCACAGAAGAACTAGAGAAGGAATTTTAAGATGCCAAAGAAAGCAGAAATAGAAGCAAAGTATGCTGATGAAGAAGCAAGACTTCGTGAGAAATTTGCAATGGACCTTGCTCGACTAAAGCAGAGAAAAGCTCGCGACCTTGAAAGAGTCGAAGAAGAAGTTGAAACCGAGGAAGCTCAAGCCGCTATTACTACCACGTCAGTTGGTAATGCCGCCTCAGCTGGTGGACAAGCCAACTATGCTCCTCACATGGGAACCTTCTCCCGTAGAGGATTCAAGAAGGCTCCTTCTAAGCATAAGAAGAAGGAACGCAAAAAGGCGAGAACGTGGCAAGAGCATTACTTTGAAGAAAAATAAGGAGCTAACATGGCCGTAGATTTCAGTAAGTTTTTCTTGTTTAACCCATTCGCCAAATACTTCAGGCAATCGCGTCCTGAAGAAGAGGCAAGGGAACAGGAAGAAATTCAGAACAGTCAGGGTATTTCCCAAGAGGAAATTGACCTTGCTAACTTCATAAACTACGACTATCTGTCTACGCCGGGATATACGATGACTTACATCGGCATCCAGTTCGAACAGTACTTCGCAAGTAAGGCTGGACGAATCCTCAAGTACAGACAGATGGCGCGCTATCCAATCATCAATGATGGAATTAATCAGATTTGTGATGAAGCCATTGTTGACAATGCTGACGGTGGCGTTCTGGACCTTGAAATCAACGAGGAAATCCCAGAACACATCGAAGCTGAAATTCGTAAGATTTGGAACTATCTCACAGTGACCGTTTTCAGGTTCAACGAAAGAGGATGGGAACTATTCAGGAAGTGGCTTGTAGAAGCAGAACTCTATGTTGAAATGGTTCTGAATGATAAGGGAGATGACATCATTGGTATTAAGGTTCTCCCTGCACATACCATGACTCCAGTCTATGACGAAAACAAGATTAAAGCCTTCATGCAAGTTGGAACGAATATGCCTGATGAGGATATTCGTAGAGTCTATCCAGACAATGCCAATCGTGGAAACGTATCATACGCACACACTCAGAACTTCTCTCAGGGGATGGCTAACAATGTCATTTTCGATAAGGACCAAGTTGCCTATTCCAACTTCGGAGACTTTGGTGACAGCCTTCTTGACGTAAGAGGGTATTTGGACCCAGCAATCCGTTCATACAACCAGCTCAAGAACATGGAAGATGCTTTGGTTGTTTACAGATTGGTTCGTGCTCCACAGAGAAGAGTCTGGAACATTTACACTGCAAGAATGCCGAAGGGTAAAGCTGATGAATATGTCAGACAGTTAGCCTTCAGATATAAAAAGAAAGTCATCTATGACCCAGAGACTGGTGCCATGAACTCGGCTCAGAACGTACAGGGTTTGACAGAGGACTTTTGGTTCACTCGTGACATCAACGGTAACGGTACAACGGTAGACACCATCGGTGGAGACTCCAACTTTGGTGAGATGGATGACATTAAGTACTTCCAAGAAAACCTGTACAAGACAATGAACCTTCCTAAGACTCGTTGGGATGACGTTGCCGCTGACAACCAGTACACAACTGGTAAGTCCGGTGAAATTGCCAGAGAAGAAATCAAGTTCTCTCGTATGGTAGAGAGAATGCAGAGAAGATTCAAGTATGTAATCCTTGACCCATTCATGACATTGCTTAGACTTCGTGGCATAGATGAAAGATATGTTGACTACAACATGTACAACATCAATTTCACTAAGTCCAACCTGTTCAAGGAATACAAGGAACTCGAACTGCTTGAAGCCAGAATCGCCATCCTTGGTTCCGTTAGTGAATTCATTTACGATGCTGAGGAAAATCCAACGGGATTCTTTGCTAAGGAGTTTGCACTACGAAGATTCTTCTTGATTAGTGATGAGGATTATAACTGGAACAAGGAGCTTTTGGAGAAGCAACAGCAAGCCGCGGCACCGGAGGAAGGTGAAGGTGAGGAAGCTGGTGGTGGCGGCTTCGGAGGCGGCGGAGCCGAAGAAGCTGGAGGTTTTGGTGGTGAGGAAGCTGGTGGTGGTGAGGAAGCCGCCCCGGCGGAAACGCCTGAGTCTATTAACTTTAAGATAGACCAAATAGACACATCCATCCTTAAGGAGTGGAACCAGTTAGATGAGTCTATCAAGGACAGATATAGAGATAAGTCTCTAAGGAACAAACATAAAAAGCGAAAATAAGTATTTCAATTATAAATACCTATGTAGCTATAAGCTAACAATGAATAAGGGAGGTTTTTATGAATTCAGTTGTTAAGAGAGTACTAAACGGAGATTGGGCAAGCCTTCAGACCGATGTAGAGAAGATGGCGGCTGACAAAGTTCAGGCCAAGGTTGATGCTAAGAAGGTCGAGGTTCTTGCAAAAATCAACGACATTAGTGCTGACAAGCAAAAGGAATTAATAGCTGTTTCTAGCGAAGGGGAATAAGAGATGAAACTATTAACCGAATTTGTTTCTTTCGATAAGCTGGAAGTTCTTACGGAAGAGGAAGAAGGAAAGAAAGTTTTCAGATTGAGAGGCCCTTTTTTGGAAGCTGAAATCGAGAACAAGAATGGAAGGGTTTATTCCAAGGACATTCTGGTTCGCGAAGTTGATGATTTTGTAAAGAACAAAATCAAGATGAATCGCTCAATGGGCGAGCTTGACCATCCTGAGAATCCGCAAATCAACCTAGAAAGAGTATCACACATTATCGAGAACCTTGAGATGAAGGATAACGTTGGTTATGGTTCAGCTCGTATTATTGATACTCCGATGGGTAAGATTGCTAAGACTCTTGTGGATGAGGGTGTTATTGTCGGTATGTCAACTCGTGGAGTTGGCTCACTTGACGGTAAGACGGTTAAGGAGGACTACAAATTGATTACTGTTGATATAGTTGCTGACCCTTCGGCACCTAATTGCTTCGTAGAGGGTGTCTTGGAGAACAAGGAATTTATCATTGACGGCGATGAAATTGTCGAAGTCGCGGTAAGAAATTTGCAGAAAAAGGTCGAAAAGAAGTACGACCCTAAGTCAATGTCTAATCATGTGTTAAGTTACATGTTGGACTTCGTAAATGAAATCCAGCGAAAGACTGCTTGAAAAAATTAGCTGATTTTAAGTTCAAAAACTATAAATAATTACAGAGTAAATCCGAGGAGGACGAACTATGAGTAAGAAGATTACTGAAAAGATTAAGGAAATGCTGACTCCTGAAGACCTCAAGACATTTGAGGCCGCAGTCGAAAAGATGATTGCTCAGAAGGTAGCATTGAAAGAAGAAGAAATCAAGGCAAAGTATGATGAGCTTGCAGATGAATATGTTCAGAAGAAGCTTGCTGAAGAAACTGAGACCTTGAAGGCTTCTCTTATTGAGGAATATGACTCTAAGCTCAAGAACATTGAGAAGAAGGTCATTACCAAGCTCGGTTCTTTCCTTGACCACGTTATTGTTGAGCAAATCACTGACGAAGCAATTGAGAAGCTTGCAATCAACGAAATCGCAATGCCAGTTGTAGAAGGCATTAAGAAGGTATTCGCATCCAACTTCGTAGAGCTTGATTCTGATGGTTCTGGTCTTTTGAAGGCCGAGCAGAAGAAGAATGCTGAACTTGAGAAGCAGTTAGCCTCC